CGGCTTCTATCTTGATACCGATCTGGGCGAGCCGGTGATGTATCATACCGATATTGAAAAGAAAAAGGCTGAAGAAGGGGGCCTCACCCTCAACGAAGACGATCGCTACGCACTGTACGAAATTCACGCAGATTTAATCATTGATGGTACCGGTGACTCTGATGAGGATGGTCTGGCCAAGCCCTATGTGGTGACGATAGACAGTGGGTCACAGGAAGTTCTTGCTATACGGCGCAACTGGTCATTGGGCGATGAGTTGTTCTTAAAACGCCAACACTTTGTTCACTATTCCTATGTCCCCGGGTTCGGATTCTACGGACTGGGACTGATCCATATTATTGGTGGCTATGCCCGGGCAGGGACAAGCATTATTCGCCAGTTGGTTGACGCCGGCACCTTGTCAAACCTGCCCGGGGGCCTTAAGACACGCGGCCTGCGAATAAAAGGAGATGATACACCAGTCTCACCGGGCGAATGGCGTGACGTGGACGTGCCCGGGGGTGCTCTCAAAGATAATTTGATGCCCATGCCCTACGGCGAACCCAGTCAGACGCTACTTGCTCTGCTGGACAAAATTACACAGGAAGGCCGCCGTTTGGGTGCGATCGCGGATATGGACGTGTCCGATATGTCAGCCAATGCGCCTGTTGGCACGACTCTTGCGTTGTTGGAAAGAACCCTCAAGCCCATGGCTGCGGTGCAGGCCCGGGTTCACTATGCCATGAAGATGGAGTTCAAGCTCCTGCGGGCCATAATGGCCGAGAACGCACCCGAGGAGTATGGTTACGTGCCTGAGCGCGGGGCGGTGAGTGCCAAAAGGTCTGACTACGAAATGGTAGAGGTCATACCTGTAAGTGATCCAAACAGTTCCACTATGGCCCAGCGTGTGGTCCAGTACCAAGCTGTGCTGCAAATGTCCCAGCAAGCCCCGGAGGTGTACAACATCCCCGAGCTACACCGGCAGATGATTGAGGTACTGGGGGTCAAGAATGCTGACAAGCTGGTTCCGGTTATTGATGAGCTCAGGCCGGTTGACCCCATCAGTGAGAACATGGCCTCGTTGAAGGGTGACCCCATGAAGGCCTTTATCTATCAAGATCACGATGCACATATCGCCACTCACATGGCGTTTATGCAGGACCCGATGATCATGCAGACTATCGGTCAGAATCCGCAGGCACAGATGATCATGGCCTCACTACATGCGCATATCGCTGAGCACTTAGGCTTCACTTACCGCCGCCAGATTGAGGACAAACTGGGTGTCGCTATGCCGCCGCCCAACGAGCAGCTGCCCGAAGAGGTGGAGGTCAATCTGGCCCGTCTGGTGGCGTCAGCCTCACAGCAGCTTACTCAGCAGAAGCAGAAGCAGGCCGCTCAGGCAGAGGCTCAAGAGCAGGCCAACGACCCGATGTTCCAGCTGCAACAGAAAGAGGTGGGTATCAAGGAAGCTGAGGTCCAGCGCAAGTCTAAGAAAGATCAAGCTGATTTCCGCTTGAAGCAGGCAGAGCAGGCATACAAAGCTGCAGAAATGGAGCTAAAGCAAGCTGAACAGGAACGGAAAGATAGGGACAGCGCGGCTTCGCGGGAAATTGACAAAGGCCAGCTTAACGTTGAACGCGGAGCTCTCACGCTCGACGAAGAAGAGTTGAAGCTCAAGGCTCGCGAAATGTTGCAACCAAAAGAACCCCCACGGAGACAATAGACCATGGCTATGACCGTCTTTGACGTGCTTGAATTAGAAATCGGAGAGGTTATCTCTCCAGCTGAAGAATTTTTGGTATCGGGTAGCCCGAAAGACTACGCCCAGTACCGGGAAGTGTGCGGCCTGTTACGAGGTCTCAGAACTGCACAGAAAATAGTTAAGGACCTCTCGCGAACTAATATGGATGATGATGATGATGACTGAGCACTCAGCTTTAAAACCGCAAGAAGATATAGTAGAACTAACTGAGGATGAGATGGAAGATCAGCTCCCCCGACCAGTGGGCTATCATGTGCTTGTGGCAATGCCGGAGGCAGAACAGACGTTTGGTGATGGCACCATTCTCAAAGCCACCACTACGGTCCATCACGACTCCATCATGTCCATGATTGGTTTGGTTTTGGATATGGGCGATCAGGCCTACAGCGACGAGTCCCGATTTTCAACGGGCCCTTGGTGCAAGGTTGGCGATTACGTGATGTTCCGGATGAATACCGGTACTCGATTTAAGGTTGGCGGCAAAGAATTCCGTCTTTTTAATGACGATAGCGTTGAAGCTGTTGTCAACGACCCCCGTGGCGTTACACGTGTGTGAGGTGAGATATGGGATTTGAAAAAGTAGAGTTTGAGTTTCCGGAAGAAGGCGAGACTGAAGATGGATTGGAGATTGAAGATTCCACTGCCATTGAGATCAACGCCCCGGAAAAGAAGAAGCCCAAGGTTGAGGACGATGAGGATGACCTTGAGATTGAAGTAGTTGACGACACGCCGGAGAAAGACCGAGGCCGTAAGGCTGGGGAAGCCCCTCAAGATGTGACAGACGAGGAGCTTGAGAGCTACTCTGAGAAGGTGCGTAAGCGCATCCAGCATTTCAGCAAAGGCTACCATGACGAGCGGCGAGCCAAAGAGACTGCATTCCGTGAGAGGCAGGAGCTGGAGACACTGGCTAAGAAGCTGTATGAGGAGAATGACACCCTCAAAGGCACGGCCGGTAAAAACCAGACGATGATGCTGGATCAGGCCAAACGCACTGTGGCTTCGGAGCTTGAGCAGGCCAAGAAGAAGTACAAGGATGCGTATGAGGCCGGCGATTCCGATGCGGTGGTGGATGCTCAGGACGCCCTGACGACGGCAAGACTGCGGGCTGACAAGCTGGCAAATTTCAAAGCTCCCCCTTTACAAGAGGGAAAACCTCCTGTACAACAAGAACTTAAGGAGACCACTCAACGTCCTATTGACCCAGACCAGCGGGCAATAGGCTGGCAGAAGGAGAATACTTGGTTTGGATCGGATGAAGAAATGACGAGCTTAGCGCTTGGTTTGCACAACAAGCTGGTCAAGGAAGGCATTGATCCAAAAAGTGACACTTACTACGAGAGAATCGATTCTCGTATGCGAAAAATCTTCCCTGAACAGTTTGGGGAGCCAGAGCCAAGCAAGAAACAGTCTAATGTGGTTGCACCCGCTACGCGGAGCAAGGCCCCTAGAAAGGTCAAATTAACGCAAACACAGGTGGCTATAGCGAAACGATTGGGGGTTCCACTGGAGCTCTACGCCAAACAGGTTGCTGAAGACATGAGGAACGAACAATGACAGAGACTCGCACACCAAGAGAGCAGGATACACGTGAAACGCAGGTTCGAAAAAAAGCTTGGACGTTGCCGGAAGTGCTTCCGACGCCCAATGTTGAACCCGGATTCGTATTTCACTGGGTCCGTGTCTCTACTCAGGGGCAGATTGATGCCACAAACGTTTCCTCAAAATTACGTGAAGGTTGGGAGCCTGTGAAGGCCAAGGACCACCCGGAAATCACCATGGTCACTATCGAGAATTCTCGATTCAAGGACAATGTGGTAATTGGTGGACTGATGCTGTGCAAAGCTCCCAAGGAACTGATTGAAGAAAGGAGCGCCCACTATGACAAGCAGACGCAATCCCAGATTCAGTCGGTGGACAATAACTTAATGCGCGAAAATGATCCCCGTATGCCCATCTTTAATGATAGGAAAACGAAGGTCAGTTTCGGGTCTGGAAATTAACTAGGAGATTCGTATGGCTTTCCCTACGATTGCAGTTCCTTACGGGCTACGCCCGGTCAATCTGATCGGTGGTCTTCCGTTTGCAGGAGCAACTCGTCAGGTACCTATTGCGTCTAGCTACGACACCTCACTGTTTTACGGTGATGTGGTTCAGTATGCCGCTGATGGTACTTTGATTATCACAACCCTTCAAAACGACACTTCCGCAGTGCCGGGCGTAGTGGGTGTTTTTATGGGGTGTAGCTACACTGACCCCGCTTTAAAATATCAACTTTTCAGCCAGTACTACCCTGCCAATACCGTCGCAACCGACATCGTGGCCTATGTGTCTGATGACCCGAATGCGCTGTATAAGGTGGCAAGTGTTACCGGAGCAACTGCTGATGGCGCTTCTTCAGGCCTACAGACTGCGTTCAAGTCACGTGCAAACTCTGTGCCTGCTAACGCTGAGCTGGTGTTGAATACGGGGCTAATCTCAACTGGCAACAGCCGGATGGGCGTATTTATCAATAACGTTACTACCGCTCTTCCAATGCGGGTTGTTGATGTGGTGCAGGAAACTGCTGACTCAAGTGGCAACTATGTTGAATTTATCGTTAAGTTCAATGCCGGTTATCACACATACAATGCCCCAGTCGGCGTATAAGGAGTGATGTAAATGGCTATTTC